TATTGGTTCTGGTGCAGATTTAGCAATCGGTGTTTTAGCCAACAGTCAATACAATCCAGACTGGAATAAGAATCACGACTTATCCGCGCTAAGAGCAATGGAAGTTGCAACAATGCACGATCCAAATACACGCGGAACGATCGACCGATGGGTGTCGCATCCTGCGGGTAATGTTATAAAGAGTTTCTGATGGCGTTTCAGCGACCGTGCTTAGACTGCGGAAAACTTACGCGACTTGGATCACGATGCGAGGATCATCAAGCAGTAATCGATTCGAAAGTTAATGCAAGGAAAGCACAGCGAACTCTTTACGATGCTAGCCATCGAAAGCAGGCAAAGTTAATTAAGGAATTTGCGACTCATTGCTGGTTATGCGGGGAAGCCTTTACAGATCGCTCACAGATACAGGCAGATCACGTGCTTGCTGGAGTTAAGGGAAGTGTTCTAATGCCCGCACACGCAGCCTGTAACGCTGCTAGAGGAAACAAGCCAGTAATCAATCCCTAGAACCCCCGTGGTATCAGGCGGGGGTGGGTCATTTTCTTATACGCACACGGAAGCGATACCCCGAATCCACCTATGTAGGCATTGTCGCAAAATTCCCAGTTTTCCTAAAAACCCCGAATTAAAAGGATTTTTTAGAACAGTTGTTGATTTCTTACGTTTTTCCTGTAACATCCGATTTATGACTGATCTGCGAATTGAAAATGTAAAAATTGATTTATTGAAGTTCGATCCTACGAACGCTAGAAAACACGATGCAAAAAATCTAGATGCAATTGCGGGATCGCTTAAATTATTCGGGCAGCGTAAACCGATTGTTGTCACGCCCGACAACATCGTTGTTGCTGGTAACGGAACTCTCGAAGCAGCACAGAAATTAGGTTGGACTGAAATAGCAATAAGTCGAACACCGATTGGTTGGAGTTGGGATCAGATCAAAGCCTACGCACTTGCCGATAATCGAACTGCTGAACTTGCGGAATGGAATGCGGAAGTTCTTAAAGAACAGATGTTAGAACTTGATGCTGTCGGTTGGGAACTACAAGAGTTTGGATTTGTTGAACTGCAACCACCGCTAGGTAATCCCGATGATCACGAGAATCTTTATACACAATCATTAAACATTCCGCAGTACGAAATAGTTGGCGAGAAACCTACAAGTGAATCTTTAGTGAACGAAAGTAAAACAAAGTTTTTGCAAAAAGAAATTTATGCTAAAAATTTGTCGGATAAAAATGTTGAACAATTTTTAATCTTAGGAACATACAGGCATTTAGTTTTTAACTATAAATTGATTGCTGAATACTACGCGCATTGCGATAAGGACACACAAGAATTAATGGAGCAGTCAGCCCTAGTAATTATTGATATGGCAGATGCAATCAAAAATGGTTATGTAAAATTTATGGAAACAATCGAACTGTTAGAAAAACAAGATGGCTAGAGATAAAAAGAATTTTGCTATTTTTATTTTGACACACGGCAGACCAGACAATGTAATTACTTTAGAGTCATTAAAGAAAGCAAACTATTCTGGCAAAACTTATTTCATAATTGATAATGAGGATACGCAGGGACAAACTTACATAGACAAGTTCGGAAAAGAAAACGTGTTTATGTTTGACAAGAAAGCAATTGCAAAAACTTTTGATGATGCTTATTCGGGTGACGATCATCGCGCAATTGTTTATGCTCGCAATGCTTCCTTTGAAATTGCTAAACAATTAAAACTAGATTATTTTTTGCAACTAGATGATGACTACACGGTTTTCTTACATAGGTTTGTCAAGGGTGACAAAATTTGCTCAAAACAAATAACTAACTTTGACAAGATAGTTGATTCAATGCTCGATCTACTAGAAAGCACAAACGCCGTTACAGTTGCAATGTCGCAAGGTGGCGATCATATGGGCGGAGTAGATGGCAAAATAAAAAACGGTTTACTGCGTAAAGCAATGAATTCATTTTTTTGTCGCACAGATACACCAATAAATTTTATTGGCAGAGTTAATGATGATGTTAATTCTTACGTTTGCTATGGACAGCGCGGTTCACTATTCTTAACAACAATGGCTTTGCAATTAAATCAGGTGCAGACACAACAAGCATCTGGTGGAATGTCTGAATTTTACAAAGATTCCGGCACATACACAAAAAGTTTTTACACGGTAATGATGGCACCATCTTGCGTAAGCATCGGAACGATGGGCAGAACTGATAGACGTTTTCATCATTCAATTAAATGGGATAACGCTGTCCCTAAAATAATCAATGAAAAATACAAAAGGAAATAGAAATGAAAATTGGTGTAACTGGCGGTTCAGGTTTTATCGGTTCGTATGTTTGCGAGGAATTAACAAAGCGTGGTCATACACCGCTTATCCTAGATCATCGCGGGCGAGCAGAAAATGGAATGCTTGGTGATGTACGAGATAGCACGATCGTTAATGAACTTGCAGCACACGTTGATGGCATTATCCATCTTGCAGCCGTACTAGGAACAGTTGAAACAATTGATGCTCCGCTACCAGCAGCAGAAACAAACATCATCGGAACTCTTAATGTTTTTGAAGCAGCGACACGATACGACTTACCCGTTGTGTTTGCAGCCGTTGGTAACGCGAACATTGCGCGGGGAACTTACTGCATTACGAAATCAGCAAGCGAAAGATTTGTTGATATGTATCGAATGGATCGAGGTCTGCGTGTGACTTCCGTTCGACCAATGAATGCGTATGGACCACGACAAAGTGCGCCAGCACCTAAGGGTTCATCAAAGGTAAGAAAGATTGTTCCGTCATTCGTAACATCTGCGTTAAGCGGTGAACCGTTACGTGTCTATGGTGACGGCACACAAATTAGTGATTCGGTTTGGGTAGGCGATGTTGCCCGCGTATTTGTTACCGCTTTAGAGGAAGCAAGCAAAGGTAATGTTCCAGATCATCCGATCGATGTTGGCAACAAGATACCATCAAGTGTTCTTGCAGTCGCTAATGAAGTAATTGCAAATGTTGATGGCGGTACGATCGAAACCGTGCCGATGCGCGCGGGCGAACCATTTGGCGGTGCAATAGATACACAAGAAAAGTTAATGACAGTTGTTCATAGCGTTCTTGATGTTAATCCTTACTTGCGAAGCATTGATGTTCGCAGAGTTATCCGCGAACTTGGTACAGTAGTTAGTGCAGATGTTTCAACGCTTGCAGCAATAGGAATAGATCATCAAAGTTTTAAGTCTTTGCAAGATGGAATAAGTGAAACTGTTGATTGGTTTAGAAAGAACGATGGCATCACTTGGTTCTCGTCAAATAAATAACTAGAGGGATAAAAAATTATGGCTACACGTGGCAGACCACCAAAGCCAACTGAACAAAAAAGAATGATTGGCAATCCTGGCAAGCGACCTTTACCGAATCAAGGTGAGATGGTTTTGCTTCCATCTGCTTACAGCATTCCCGAACCTCACAGACCATTACTATCTGCTGGACAACAACTCTGGGATCGTATTTGGGGAATGGGACAAAGTTGGATCAGCCCTACGACCGACATTGATTTATTGCTAATGACTTGTGAGTTACTAGACGAACGATGGAATTTGCGCATTCAAGTTATGAGCAGCAACAGACCAGATGAAAGAAAAGCATTAAGAGAGTTAGATAGACAACTTGTTGCAAATCTTTCGTTACTAGGATTCACGCCAACGGATCGAACACGACTTGGTGTTGCCGAAGTTAAACGACAATCAAAATTAGAGGAATTAAAAGCACGTGCCAGCCAAAATTGAATCTTGGCCACCAACTCTTTTAACGCCTGTCAATAAAACTGCGTTAAAAAAATCACGTGGTTTTGAAGTTACCGATTTCATAAATACATTTGCAATTCAAACTAAAGAAACAGTTGCAGGTTATTCAGGCGATCCGATGAAAATGCGACCGTGGCAATCTGAACTCTTAAATAATTTGTTTGCAGTAAACACCGCGGGAAAGTTTAAGCACAGAACTGCTCTAATCGGAATGGCAAGAAAGAATGGAAAAAGTGCGTTAGGTTCTGGCATCGGTTTATGGTCTTTGATTATGGGTGCGCACGGTGGTGAAGTTTATTCCTGTGCAGCAGATAAAGAACAAGCGCGAATTGTTTTTGGTGATGCTAAGAAAATGATTGAAGCAGAACCCGAACTATCCGAACTGTGTAATGTTTACCGCGATGCAATCGAAGTTCCCACAACTGGATCGGTGTATCGCGTTCTATCAAGTGAAGCATTTACAAAAGAGGGTTTGTCACCAACGATGGTTATTTTTGACGAACTACACGCAGCACCGAATCGAGAACTTTGGGACACGATGTTGCTTGGTATGGGTGCGCGCCGTGAGCCTATGGCAATTGCAATTACAACTGCGGGTGTTAAGTCGGATTCAACTGGACAAGATTCAACTGCATACAATTTGTATCAGTACGGTAAAAGAGTTGCTGCAAAAGAAGTTGATGATCCAACATTTTTTATGGCGTGGTGGGAAGCACAGAATGAAGCGGATCACACAATTGAAAAAACTTGGAAAGCAGCGAATCCTGCGTTCGGTGATCTTAATGATCCAGCAGATTTCGCAGCGATGGTTAAACGTACACCAGAAGCAGAGTTTCGAACTAAGCGATGCAATCAATGGGTAAGTTCGCAACTGTCGTGGTTACCTAACGGATCGTGGGAACCATTAGCGATTGAGCGCGTTATCGATTCTGATACACCAGTTATTCTAGGTTTTGATGGTTCTTTCTCTGGTGATGCTTCCGTAATCATTGGTGTTACTTGCGAGGAACAGCCCTATGTCTTTATGGTTAAGGCTTGGGAAAAACAACCAGATGATGAAGATGATTGGCGCGTAGATATCCTTGATGTTGAAAATACAATCATTGAATTTTGTGGCACACATAACGTAAGAGAAATTGCTTGCGATCCTTTTAGGTGGCAACGAACAATGCAAGTTTTAGATGAAGCGGGTTTCCCTATCGTTGAGTGGCCATCTACATCACCAGCGCGTATGGTTCCAGCGTGTGCAAAATTTTACGATGCAGTTGTTTCGGGGAAACTTACACACGATGGCAATCCATTGCTAACTAGACATTTATCTAACGCTGTTGTTAAGACTGATCGTATTGGACCACGCATCGTAAAAGAACATAGAGGATCACCGCGAAAGATAGATGCTGCGGTTGCTAGTATCATTGGATTTGATAGGGCAACTGTTTCACGTGACGAACCCGTTGTTCCACAGTTCTTTAGTTTTTAGGGAGTGTTAGTTGTTATCCACAATTTTACAATTAGTTGGTCTTGCTTGCATTTCTTTTGGATTAGGTTTATTTAGTTTGCCTTTAGGAATTGTTGCAATAGGCATCAGTTGCGTTGTCGTAGGTTTAGCGTTTGAGAAAGGTAATGAATAATGCTTGGGCGTTTATCGAATAACAAGCAAGAGGATCGAGCAATCAGTTTCCAATCAATTTGGGGTGCGGGTGATTCTTTTGCATTTACTACCGAAGCGGGAACAAACATTGATCAGATTACATCGATGCGCATCAATGCTTTTTATGCTTGTGTTCTTTTAATCTCTGACACGATTTCTACACTTCCAGTTGATTCCTTTCGCCGTGTAGATGGCAACCGTGAACCGTATCGCCCGCAACCATCTTGGGTTCAGCGACCAGACATTGATCTTTTACGCACGGAACATTACCAACAGGTGCTTATTTCTTTATTGCTAGATGGTAATGCTTTCGTTCGTATTTACAGAGATAATTCTGGACAGGTTGCAAACTTAGTTGTAATCGATCCGAACAGAGTAAAAGTTACACGCACCGCAGTAACGCGGGAACTGATCTACATTATTGACGAGAACAATACATATCCAGTTGTAGCAAAAGATATGTTGCATATGACGGAAATGCGCAAGGCTGGCGAACTTCGTGGTGTAAGTAGAGTTTCTGAATTAAAAGATAATCTTGGTTTGGCTAGCGCGTTACAATCTTTTGCATCTAGATTCTTTGGACAAGGTGCTACAACTTCTGGTGTTATCGAAACCCCGATGGGATTAAATCGAGAACAAGCAAAAGAATTAGTTGATGGTTTCGATTCTCGTCATAAAGGATTTCGCAAGGCACACAAAACTGGCATCTTAACTGGTGGCGCAAAGTTTGTTCGTACAGGTGTTAATCCCGATGAAGCGCAAATGCTCGACTCACAAAAGTTTGCAGTTGAACAGATTGCAAGAATTTTCCGCGTACCACCGCCGATGATCGGAATTACATCTGCTGGCGCAATGTCTTACAATTCCGTAGAGCAACAAAACATAAATTTCGTAACGCATACTTTACGACCGTATATTGCCAAGATGGAGGATGCTTACAGCACTTTGTTGCCAGAGGGTGCGTTTATTCGTTTTAATGTTGATGGATTATTGCGTGGTGATTTTGCTACACGAATGAACGGGTATTCAATTGGATCGCAAGCAGGTTTCTTATCGGTCAATGACATTCGCAGGTTCGAGGATTTACTGCCTGTCGATGGTGGTGAGGTTTATCGTGTTCCTTTGGCTAACGTGGATTTGGGTGCTGCTTCTCTCGTGGAAACTGACAAGAGAGTTACGATGGCGCAAAAACTTATTCTAAGCGGATTTGATCCTGCTGGTGTTTTATCTGCTTTAGATTTGCCATCAATTTCTCACACAGGTTTACCGTCTGTTCAACTTCAAGCAATCGCGCAGATTGATCCTGCTGATCCTGAATCTGTTTATGGAGTTAAATAGTGAGTCAATCAAAGTATCTAATAACAACAACAACAACCCCAAACTCTATTGTTCTGCGCGATGAATCTGGTGACATTAATGCGAATGCAATTTATCTTGATGATCAGATTGTTGCTAATACTGTTGTTGCATTCGACATTCTCGCACTTTCAAGCGCATTAAATATTGATTTAACTGCTGCAACTTTTGATGTTCCGATAGTTAATACAGGTCAGAACATAAGCGCGTTAAGTTTTACCACAGGCATCGATGGAATAACGAACGCAGGAATATTAAGAGATTCTTATTCAAACATTGGAACTATCTCTGCATCACAGGATCTTTCCTTTGAGCAAGTTACAGTTATGCAACTTACTGTTGGAGCAAGCATTACACTTTCGAATACTATTTGCCCACCAGCAGGGACACAATGCACTTTAATACTTGTAACAACTGGAACGACTTCACGAACAGTAACTTTTAATTCAGCGAACTTCAAAACAACTGGAACTTTAGCAACAGGAATTTTGTCGGGCAGATACTTTGTATTAACTTTTGTTTCAGATGGAACAGAACTTATTGAAAAATCAAGAACAGCAGCAAGCGTTTAAGGGATCATAATGGCAATTACTTCTGGACAGATAACCGTAGGAACAAGCGCAATACAAATAGATGGATGTTCGAGTAACGGATCACGACTTTACGTGCATAACAACGACAATACTCAAGATTTATTTTTAGGCAACAGTTCGGTTACAAGTGCAACAGGATTACGTTTAATGAAATTAGATTCGATAGAACTTATTATGAATCCTGCTGAATCCTTATACGCAATAAGTGCGTCAGGATCACACGCAGTTTCTTGGTTAAGGCAGACACAAGACTAATGGAACTTTTAAGCGAACGAATTGAGTCAGGAAAACTTGCTGTAATCGCAGACATTGACGGCACACTTATTTCTAACGATGGTGTTCTAATTCAAAAGACTTACAACTATTTAGATGATATGTCAGATACAGAAATAATTATTGTTACAGCGCGTGTTCAGGCAGATCGAGATACAACAATCGCTGAACTAGATTCTTTAGGAATCGACTATGACCAATTGTTTATGAAAGAAAATAGTTCAGTTGATTCCGTAGAGTTTAAGAAAGCAACCGCAGAAATGTTGCTTCAGAAATACAACGTCATTCTTGCAATCGATAACAACGCAGAGAACCGCGCAGCATTTAGAGAACTAGGAATCACCGCGTTAAATGTTTCTGATATTCCAGAAGTTCCGTCAGATCAAAGTAATGACGTGCAAGAAAGTATGCGCGCAATAAATCAAGATGCACCAAGTTTTATGCGCGCTGCTGCTCGTCGTGGTTTAGAATTTTATGCCGATGGAAAAGCGGGCGATGGCTTAACTGATAAGACTGTTCGGGAAGCAAGACTGATGGCTGATGGACAAGTTTCCGATGATAAGTGGATTCGGATAGCAGCGTGGATTGCGCGCCATATGCCTGACCTAGATGCTCCTGCTGCTTCCCCTAGTAATGAAAGTTATCCTAGTGCTGGAGTTGTCGCACATTTCCTGTGGGGATCAGGAGCAACGAAAGAACAAGCACGGCGAACTATGTCTTACGCGGATCGAGTTGTTGAACGAATTAGAAATGAACAGCAAGATCGGAACGCGGAACAAAACGAAAAATGGAAAACTATTGCACTAAACTTGAACAACGATGAAAGGCAAGAAATGACAACAACAGTAGAACGTAGAGTTAATACAGTTGAGTTTGATGTTCGTAACGGCGAAGCATCAAGCGATGGAATGAGTTTTACAGGATACGCAGCCGTATTCGATTCACCATCAGAACCTTTACCATTCACAGAAGTTATTAAGGGTGGTGCATTTCAGCGTTCGTTAAAGTCGCGCAACGAAATAAAACTATTTATGAATCACAACACAGATGTTGTTCTAGGTTCTAGTCGTGCTGGAACTTTAAGACTCAGCGAGGATTCACGCGGATTACTAGCGGAAGCAGATCTGCCAGATACAACTGCTGGTCGTGATCTTTCGGTTCTAATGCAACGTGGCGATGTTAATTCAATGTCATTTGGTTTTAGCGTTCCCCCGCGTGGAGATCGATGGTCAGACGATGGATCAACACGCGAACTGCATCAAATTCGTTTGCACGAAGTTTCTATTGTTACAGGATTCCCCGCGTATCAAGCAACGACTGCATCTGTGCGATCTCTAGACATTCTTGCTACCCGTACTGCCGTGGATGTAGATGCGTTAAGCGATGCAATCACGCGACTAGAAGCGGGCGAAACTCTAGATGCAGAACACGCTGATTTAATTTCTGAGGTGGTTTCTAAACTACGCGCCGAACAGCCAACGAATCTCGAACTACTAGAACTAAAGCGGAAGCAACTTGATCTAATGGCAAAGGTGTTCTAATGAATTTAGAGAATGTTAAAAAAGCGTATATGAATGTTCTAGGTAATCCGCAGTCAGGTGTTTTTGTAGAGTTCGCGGATGTTATTTGCGAAGCGATAGTTGCCGAATGCTTTGAGGTTAAATCCTTTAAGCCTGTTGAGGAAACACGGATTGCAAAGGTAACTGAAACACGTTAATCTTTTCTGAGAAATAGGCTAGGTGGAGAGGAAGCCACCAAGCCTATTTTTTTTTGTGTCATAATTAAGTTATGCAATTGCGTGGAGCCACCGTTGCGTTTACTGTCGTGGAGCCACGCAGATTTTGTAAGAACACAACAACCAACAAACTTAGGAGCAACATATGTCTGATTACATCAATCAGCAAGTAGATGCTCGCGCAAAAGCGTGGGAACAAGCAAAAGAATTGCTAGATTTCGCAGCATCAGAAAAGCGCGATTTGTCTGCTGAAGAAAATCAAACTTACGACCGCATTATGGCTGATCTAGATCAGCGTGCTGCAACGATCGACACTATCAAAGCACAAGCAGAACGTGAAGAACGCGCTGCCGAAGCAATGGCAGGTTTCGAAGCACAGGCACGACCAGAAGTATCTGTACCATCTATTAATGATGCAGATCTAATCCGTTCACTTGCCCGTGGCGAAATCCGTTCACATTCATTTGAAAAGCGCGATGTTTTGAAGTCGAGTACTGGCAGCCCAGTTCCAACTTCTTTCTATGACCAAGTGCTTATGCTCGCCCGTCACGTTGGACCAATGCTTGAAACTTCAACCATCCTTTCAACATCGGGTGGCGAGAACTTGCAGATTCCTAGCCTAAGCGCGTACAGCACAGGCACAGTATCCGCAGAAGCAGCAGCCATTGGTGAGAGCGATCCAACATTCAATTCGTTCGTAACTCTAGGCGCATACAAGTATTCGTTCCTAACACAGATCAGCCGTGAAATGGTTGAAGATGCAGGCGTGGACATTCTTGGATTCCTAGCGACACAGACTGGTAACGCACTTGGTTATGCAGTAAACGGCGCACTAACAACTGGAACTGGAACTACTCAGCCAACAGGAATTATTACTTCTGCTGGTTCAGGCATTACGGGTTCGACCGCAGTTGCTGGTGTATTCACCGCAGACAACTTAATCGATCTTGTGTATTCGGTTGATGTTGCTGGTCGTACTTTGCCAGGAACTGGTTGGCAGATGAACGGCGCAAGTATCGGTAAGGTTCGCAAGTTGAAAGACACCGCAGGACAGTACCTATTCGCGCCATCACTATCCGCAGAAGCACGTGACCTTTTACTTGGTTACCCAATCTACGAGAATCCAGCAATGGCTAATACCGCTACGAGTGCTAAGTCAGTAATCTTTGGTCACTTGCCAAGTTACTACGCACGCACCGTTGGTGGATTGCGTTTAGATCGTTCGGATGATTACGCATTCCAGAATGACTTGATTACATTCCGCGCAACAATGCGCGTGGATGGAAATCTAATCCAGACTTCACACGTGAAGTATTTTGCTGGTGGAGCATCCTAGTCATTTAGGAACAAAGAAAGAACCCCGACAGAGCGCAGGCTGTCGGGGTTCTTTCTTATTTAGGCTGTTAGTTTGTCTGCCTGCTTTCGCGGAAGCGATACCGAAACAACGCGACCGCCATCAAGTGTCTTGCATCGGTTTTCCCAGAGCGCGGTGGCAAATCGATCGTGAACATCTTTTCCAAGTTCTCGCTTAACTAGGAAAAGGAATGATGCTGTAAATCTCGCACCGTGCGATTGGGTTGCGATCGGATCGGTTTGACCAATCTTTATTGATTCGCGCCAGTTGTTAATCGCGTAATTTTTTTGCAAGTGATGTGCTAATTCGTGCAGTATTACGAATTTACTGCGCGCCCATTTTGGCAACTGAATAACTAATCCACCACGACCATCTGTTGTTGCTGTCGCTCTGCGATGACCGCGACCATCTAAAACTGTAACTACTAACGCACCGTGACCTAGTTCTTTGCTGCTGAACATATCTAGAACCGCTTTGCTGTTTAGAACTTTGTTCACGTACTTTTGACATTCTGCAACTGTTACGAAATCTGGTGTTGATTTTAGTTCCGCTTTAGTTTCTGCTGCGTAAAGTCTTTGCTGTTGCTTATCGCCCATTGTTATGCACCTACCTTAAAGATTTCGATCTGACCGCTCGTGGTGTGCTTTGCTGCGATTGCGTAACCGTAGATTTTTAATGAATCAATGTCGCGCAACATATCGCGTACTAAGTAATCGATTGTTTTGCTTGTCTTTTTGTTTTGGTATTTAGTAACTGACTCAACGAACTGACGAACGCTAAGTGCAAGTTCACTGTTTACATCTACGTTAGAAAGAACTTCACCACCGATTGTGTTTAGTTCGATTAACTTGATTCCGCTCATTTCTTGATCCTTTGTCCTAGCGGGTATCCCCGCGCTGTTACTACAAGCATAAAGTGTTGTATAACATTTGTCTAGTTTATTTCAACATCTGTTTCGTGGCGTGGTTATTAGACTTTTGAGGGTTGTTAAATTACGCTGTAAACAATCTAAGGAGAATCTGTGTCAAATAAATCCTCATTAAGAATCGGTTGGAATAGCAACGCGCCGTGGGCTGCGACTGGATACGGAACGCAAACTGCGCAAGTTACGCAACGAATGAAAGAGCAAGGACACGATGTTGCAATTTTTTCCAACTATGGATTAGAGGGAAGCAACACAGACTGGAACGGCATACCGATTTATCAACGCGGTGCTGATCTCTATTCGAATGATGTTGTTCCCGCGCATATGCACGACTGGACAATGATCGATCCTAAGCAACCGCATATTCTTTTTACACTTTATGATGTGTGGGTTTTCAAAGGTAAGCGATGGTCAGATTGGAATGTTGCAAGTTGGGTTCCAATCGATCACGTTCCAGCACCGCCACAAGTTGCTGCGTGGTGTCGGCAGGATTTTGTAACGCCTATTGCAATGAGTCAGTACGGACAAGCGATGTTAGAAAATGTTGGCATCGAATCTTTATATGTTCCGCACGGAATCGAATCTGTATTCAAGCCAATGAAAAGACATAAAGGAATTACAGGCAGAGATTACATTGGAATTTCTAACGATCGATTTATTGTTGGAATGAATGCAGCGAATAAGGGTGTCAGCCCTAACAGAAAAGCATTTGGCGAAAACATCTTGGCGTTCTCGATGTTCGCGCAGAAGCACGATGATGCGATCCTTTATTTGCACACAGATTCGATGGGCGCACTTGGCGGGATTAAGTTAGTTGATCTTTTAACCTCAGTTGGATTAAAAGAACATCAATACAAATTCATTGATCCTTACGTTTACCGAACAGGAATCGATCAGCAAACACTTGCAACGATTTATACCGCAATGGATGTTTTGCTTGCGACTTCTTATGGCGAGGGTTTTGGAATTCCTACGATCGAAGCGCAAGCCTGTGGAACACCCGTGATCGTGTCGGAGTTCGCAGCATCAACTGAACTTGTTGGTGACGGCTGGTTAGTAGATGGGCAACCGCTTTGGGATGCACCGCAGACAGCGTGGTTTCATATGCCGTCAGTTCCTAAGATTGTCGAATCATTAGAGGATGCTTACAATCGCGGGCAGGAACGATCAGAGAAAGCAATTGAATTTGCTAAAAGTTACAGCGCGGATTATGTCTATGAGAAGCATTGGAAACCAACATTGGAAATTCTTGCACAGCGTTCCGTAGAAAGACCAACTCCGTGAACATAGGTTGGTACACCCACCACGTTGTAAAAACCCCTGAGATTTGCTCTGAGGGGCAGGAATGGCTATTTAGCGGAAAGTTCGCGGGTGGTGCTGAAATGTCGGATTACGAATACCAACAACAAGCACCCTTAGATTTTGATATACAGATCGTCACGCCGCAAGATTTCGATACACACGACATACACAAATTCGATTCAATAGTGGTTACAGGAACAGACTTATTTACCGATCAGCAATTGTTTCGGCTAAGTGAATATGATCCGTTCGTATTCGTTCATCATTTACAAACACCACGGGCAGGTCTGAACGCTTTGATTCGCGGTAGTCGGCTATTCGTTACTCATACGCCAGCGCATATGCGCCGTGAATTATCTTGGTCAAAACCACGCAAAACTGCACAGGTTCTTTCTTATTTCGACACGAATAAATGCCACGATCATTTTGATAAAAAGTCGATGGCATTATGGGCTGCTCGTAACCATCCGTTAAAAGGTAGATTGAAAGCACACGCTTGGTCATTAGAAAATGGTTTGCCATTTCTCGATCTAACCAATGTTGATCGTTCCGTAGTTTTAGATGCAATGGCTAGATCAGAATGGTTTGTTCATTTACCTTTAGCATTTGAATCCGAATGTCGCGCCGTAATGGAAGCGGTACTTTCAGGTTGCAAAATTCACACCAACGACAATGTAGGAATTACATCTGTTGAAGATTGGGATGATGCCGATCGCTTACGAGAAATGATTGACAAGGCAGGTGACACATTTTGGAGACTGGTACAACAATAGGAATAGTTGGCATCTGTCACGGTTATGAATCAAAAATAAATGGATGGGTTGAATCGATTAGGAAACTAAACCGCAAACCCGATGATGTTGTTTTAGTTCTTTACTCTGGAACTGATCGAAGCAATTTAGATTTAGACGGAATCAAAGTTATTGATTGGGATGGTGATTTTGAATACAGCAATATGTTTAATCTAGGAATTGCAAATTGCGATACGGAATGGATTGCGTGGATCGGCATTGATGATCGTTACAGACCACACGCATTTGATAAAGTCGAAAGTTGCACAGCCGATGTTCTCGCATTAGGTTTTCAATATGACACGGGACAAATCTGGACACCAGCAAAAACAACAGCAGAGCAAATTTTAAGTCTTAGTGCAAATTGGATTCCGTGTGGATCGCCGTTTAGAAAATGGTTATGGGAAAAAATTAAATTCGATCAGACGATAACGCCGTGGGATGATTGGGTGTTCTGGTGTGGAACTGCTCTATTAAATGCCACTTATGATTCGACTCATACCATTGATGTTGATTACGAATACGCGAACCATTCTGCCCCTAGTGATATGGAAGCGCGGGTGGTTATTCCGCAATGGATACGTCAAAACCCTTATGCCACTAAGTAAAAAAAACTTATTAAATTAACTAGACTTTTGTTATACGGCAACGTATGCTTGTCTTAACAGCGCGGGAAACCGCTAGGAAAAAGGAGCAAGAAATGAATAATTACTACACAAAAGCAACGGCACGGGAACTAGGTTTTACATTCGTTGCAGATTCAAAAACAAATTGGGTACATCTTGCAAAAGATAATTTAGTGCAAGCCAGATGTAATTCGCGTTACATAGTTCATTCAACAATTAATGGTGATGGTCGCGGTTACGATTTCGAATGTAAGCGTTGCAACAAAATTATTGAAAAGGCTTTAATCGCAAAGGCAGGTGCATAATGAGGTTAGTTTTACAAGAAGCAGACGATCAGCATATGATTAAAATGATGGTTAGAGAATACGATGTTAAGGCACTTAACCGACACATCGCGATGTATGAAGACAACGTAAAGAATCTAGTAAAGCCATCTTATGTAGAACACGCAAAGAGAATGTTACGACTAAGCAAGACCGCTTTAGAGATCGTAAAAGAAAATGCAGGTTCATAACACTAACTAATAAAAAGACAGCCCCCGATTTATCGGGGGTTTTCTTTTGCCTAAAACTCAATAAAGGAATCAGCAACAATTTCTAATAAAGATTTCTTACTTTCCCAATTCAATGTCTTTCTAATTTTCTCTACATCGGCAACAAGTCGTGACGGATCGCCAGACCGTGCTTCGCGAATTTCTGGATTAAGTTTTGTGTCTGCAACTTTTTCAATCATAGATAAAACTTCAAGGACTGAATTGCCCGTTCCTGTTCCGACATTAAACACATCGAATTTAGAATCAACACTTTCTAAGTAATCCATTGCCAAAATGTGTGCATCTGCTAGATCAGTAACGTGTATGTAATCTCTTATGCAACTTCCATCAGGCGTGTCGTAATTGTTGCCAAATACAACTGGTTGTTTCTTATTCTTAATTTGATCTAGAACTATCGGGATCAAATTAAATGTAAATCTGTCTATCAGTTCTGGGTTATTACTTCCCGCAACATTAAAGTACCTAAGAGCGATCACTGCAAAATCAAAGTTATCGACATACTGCTTTGCTATCTTTTCACAATTTAACTTTGTCAAACCATAAGGATTTATTGGATTGCAGTTATCAGTTTCTTTTATTAGTTCATCTGTTTCTGGCTGCCCGTAAACAGAAGCACTAGAACTAAATACAAGTTTCTTAACTGAATGTTTGTGCATCGTTTTAATTAAGTTATTAAAACCGCCAACATTTTGTTCGTGGTAAAAATCGGGTTTTAACACAGATTCAGCAACTTGTTTTTTTGCAGCAAAATGTATTACACCGGAAATCTTGTGCTGATTAAAAACTAGATCAATGTCTTTTATGTTTTGTAGGTTTACTTGATAAAGAATGTTGTTGTTTTTAATTCGATTAGCAAAACCCGTACTTAGATCATCGATCACAATAAAATCTTGCTGTGCTTGATGTAGGAAATTAGCACCGATGTAACCAGCACCACCAGTTACAAGCCAAGTCATAAAAGAATCTTATCTGTCATAGAATAGAGAAAGACTCAGGGAGCAACATTGGCAATCACAAACGGCTACGCAACATTGGCACAGGTAAAAGCAGCAATGCGAATTACCGATGCACTTGACGATTCCTTATTGGAAATGGCAATCGAATCAGCATCACGTGCGATCGATGGATTTGCAATGCGTTCTTTCTATTCTTTCGGAACTGCAACCCGATACTACGCAGCAGATGATTCTTACATTGTTCAGACCGATGACATTGCGGGAACGGCGATCACTTTACAAACTTCATCGGCGGGTGATGGCGTTTTCGATACAACGTGGGCAGTTGGCGATTATCAACTTGAACCAACTAACGGATATACAGATGGTCTTTCCGTTCCTTACACACGCATACGCGCCGTTGAAAATTACTTGTACCCCGTAGAAGCGGATCAGGCTTTGGTAAAAGTTACCGCGGTGTTCGGTTGGCCGTCAGTTCCGATAGCAATCACTCAGGCTTGCGTAATTCAATCATCACGTTTGTTTAAGAGATTAGATTCACCACTTGGCGTTGCTGGCTTTGGTGATATGGGTGCAGTTCGCGTTAGTCGTTACCTTGATCCAGATGTAGAACAGTTGATTGCGCCGTATCGATCGACAAGAAACTTTGCATAATGGCATCAGTCGCAGAACTTAGAACGGGATTGGCAACAAATCTTGCAACCATAACTGGATTACGTACAGCAGCAAAAGTTCCTGATGATCCTAAGCCACCTGTTGCAATTGTTTTACCGCAATCTGTAACTTATGACAATGCTTTCCACGGGGGAATGACAACATATAGTTTTTCTGTGCTGTTGTTAGTAAGTAGAGTTTCGGAAAGAACTGCACAAGATAGTTTAGATTCGTGGGTTTCATCTACGGGATCGAACTCAATCAAACGTGCAATAGAATCAGATAAGACACTTGGCGGTAAGGCTTATGACGTTCGAGTGTCAGAAGTTCGCAATTATGGTGAAGTGTCTGCTGGTGATGTAAACTATTTCTCAGCAGAGTTCATAATACTTTGTTACTCAGACTAGGAGCAAAAAAAGAATGGCAAAATTTGCAGCCACGGATTACAAGGTGACCATCAATGGCACTAACTTTTCCACAAATCTCAATCAAGTTGAACTGGCATTGGAATCCGATGATTTAGAAACAACTGCATTCGGTGGAACTTTCCGCGAACGTGTTGGTGGATTAAAAACAGGTTCACTAACTTTACAATTTATGCAAGACTTTGCAGCATCTTCGATCGATGCAACATTGTTCCCATTGTTTAACACCGTGGCAACTGTTGTAATCGTTCCTACATCTGCAAGTGTTTCTGCAACTAATCCGTCATACACGGCAACGTGCTTAGTAAACGCCTATTCACCACACGCTAGTTCTGTTGGTGACATTGCTACGTTCAGTGTTACGTGGCCAACAAGCGGAACTGTTACACGCGGTACGGTCTAACAAATGAAAGTAAACCTGCGCGTAACTTTTAATGATGAATCAGTTGAGGAAGTTTCTGCGACTGCGCGTGATCTAGTTGCATTCGAGGATAAGTTTACAAAGTCAGTTGCATCTTTAGAGAGTGACTTCCGCATAACTGATCTGTTGTGGATTGCTTGGCATTGGTTAAGTCGATTTGGCAAGACTAAGAAAAGTTTTGACGAATGGTGCGATGATGTTGATACGATCGAAGCGAGTGAACAAGACCCAAAATAGTTGGGTTGGGTGACTCATCCCAACATTGGTATCTTGCCTATCTCGCTTGTGAAACTGGTATTGCTCCATCAGTTTTAATGCAAGAATCGGAACGTATGCTTTACACTTTAAGTATGTATCTGCGCTGGCGAAATAGTCAGGGGACATAATGCTTGGCGTTAAACCAACTGGAATGGCAGAAGTTGTTCTTATCTTGAATGGTATTGACAAAGACATTGTTAAACGTGCGCGGAAAGATTTAAGAACCGCAGCGCAACCAATTGTTACTTCTGTTAAATCGAACATTCCGAGAGAAGCACCATTGCGCGGAATGATGCACACAGGTAGAACTGGATGGAATTTATCTGGTGTAAAAGTAGTTGTTAAAACTAACTTTTCTAAAAAGGCAGAACGGCGAGGATCGCAACTGGTATCAATTGTTGCGGGCAGTAAAGGATTAGGTGGTGCTGCTTTTGAGATTGCAGATATGGCTGGCAGGCGTTCGTCTGGTAAAACACGATCAGGTCGTGCAATGATTCGAGAGTTAAATAATACATCAGGCAAGGCATCTCGATTTGTTTATCCTGCTGCTGAATCTTTATTACCTTATGTTGAAAATGAAGTGCGCGATACAATTAGAAAACTGCAAAAAGAATACACTCAAAGACTTAAAAAAGGTAGGTAAAAAATGGCGGTCATTTTTCCTATTCTTTCCACGTTCGATGCTTCTGGAGTTAATAGAGCGCAACGTGCATTCAAAGGTTTAAGCGGAACAACAAAAGTTACCGCAGTTGCATTCGGTGCTTTAGGTGTTGCTGCTGGCAAATTTGCTTTAGATGCAGTTCGGGCTGCTGCTACTGATCAGAAAGCACAACTTAAACTTGCTAAAACTTTACAAAATGTTACAGGCGCAACTGATGCAGCGATCGCTGCTAATGAAAAATTTATTACAAGCCAACAATTTGCAACTGGTGTATCTGATACACAACTTCGACCAGCCTTAGAAAATCTTGTTCGTGCAACTGGTGATGTAACTAAAGCGCAAGATTTGTTAAAACTATCTTTAGATGTAAGTGCAGGATCTGGAAAAGATATTGAAGCAGTTTCACTCTCGCTTACCAAAGCATATGGCGGTAATTTTGCTGGATTAAGCAAACTAGGAATTGTTATTCCAGATGCAATTAAAAAATCTAAAGACTTTGGAAAAGTGCAAGAATACTTAAATGGTTTGTTCGGCGGGCAGGCTGCCGTTGCTGCTGGAACTTATGAGGGAAAGTTAGCAATTCTTGGTGAACGAACAAGTGAATTAAAAGAATCTGTTGGTGCTGCCTTATTACCTGCTTTGACAAAACTTGTTGATTACGTTATTAAAAACATAATGCCAGCACTTGAGGGATTCATAAACGGTTTATCAGGTAAGGAAAGTGTTGCAAGTTCGTTTGATAAATCTGCGCAAGCAGGATACGACTGGGGCAGAAATATTAGGGCATTTATTCAAACAGTTGCTAGTTATTCAAAACAACTTTTAGTGTTCGGTGGAGTTCTAGTTGCGATCTGGGCAGTATCAAAAGCCGTAACTGCTGCAACCGCAATTGTTGCTGCAATAAAGATAATCATTGGTGCTTACAAATTATTAAAGACAGAAGCGATCCTTACTGCTACTGCAATGGCATTTGCAACTGGTGGAACTTCCGCTATTGCTGGCGCACTTGGTGCTGCTGCTGCTGTTGCGGCTATCGGCGTTGCAATGGTTGGCGTGAATAAAGTTGTTGATAAATATAGTGCAAAGGTTGAGGATTTACCAAAGATAAGTTATGCCCCTGACGGTGTAATGACTGGTGCTAGTAAATACAAAGATATTAAGTTGACTGAAATTCCAACTGGAACAACGGGAACAACGGGAACAAAGAAAGATAAGAAAGCAGAAGCAGCAGCAGAAGCAGCAAAAAAAGCAGCAGCAGAAATGGCTAAAGTTGTTGCTGCTGCAACAAAACTTACAACGGCTGCTTTAACAAAAATGAATGACAAACTAACTGCTGCTAGAGATCAACTCACTCAGGCTAAGGAAGCGTTTGCATCTTTCCGTGAGGGTATTCGTGATTCAATTACTGGATTACTTAGTTTTAGTGATGCTGCTGCTGCTGAAACTGGCACATTCTTAGAGAACTTACGCAAGCAAGCAACAGGCATCGTTGATTTTGGAAAAAAGATTCAAAAACTTATTACAATGGGATTATCTGAAACTGCGATCCAACAAGTTTTATCTGCTGGCGCGGAAGCAGGAACAAAAATTGCTGATCAACTTATTGCTGGTGGCGCAGGTGCGATTACGGAAACAAATGCATTAGTTAGTAGCGTTGCTTCTGCTGCTGCTGATCTTGCGCAAGCAGGTGCGAACGCTTTTTACCAAGCAGGAATTACGCAAGGTGAAGCGTTAGTCAATGGAATTATTGCATCTGTTAAAAAGGCAGGATTTATTATTTCTGGTGGCGCAGTTGCGCTGCCACAAGATTTACAGAAAGCATTAAATGCTGGAAGCCTTACAAAAGCACAGGTTAAACAACTGAATACACTTCTTGCAGGCGTTCCGAAACTTGCTGACGGTGGAATTGTGAACAAACCAACATTAGCAATGATTGGTGAACGTGGACCAGAAGCGGTTATTCCGTTATCAGGTCGAAACTCTAGTTCAGGCAGCACGATTAACTTAACTGTTAATGCTGGAATGGGTGCGAATGGGACACAGATCGGTAGAGAGATTGTAGATGCGATTAAAAAATACGAACGATCCAATGGACCAATCTTTCTGAGTGCATAATGGCAGTTCCAGTAACTAAAGTTTTTATTGCATTCGACTTAACAGCAACAGGTCAGAATTTTTTTGTTCTTAACGACACAACAAAAGGCTTACTAGATTCTGTTTACGTTTTAGGTGGTGAAGTTTTAACGGATGTTACGAATTATGTTGCATCAGTTTCTATAAATCGCGGAAAGTCGCGCGAGATAGATCGATACACCGCAGGAAGTGCCAACATACTTTTGCACAATGATTCGCGTATCTTTGATCCGTTCAACACCGCCAGCCTTTACTACGGAAACATTGTTCCACGCAAGCAACTGATAATCGAAACAAACGGCAACAGAATCTTTTCAGGTTACATCGATGATTGGGATTTTAACTACGAACTTTCAGGAAAATCATTTGCAACAGTTTCCGCGCTAGATGGTTTTATGCTTTTGTCGGCTGCGCAAATAAATAATTATGCAAACTTCAGCGAACTATCCTCAACACGCATTAACACAATTTTAAGCAAACCAGAAGTTGCGTGGCCAATTGCTAATCGTTCTATTGAAACTGGTTTAACAACTTTACAAGCAGATGTAATTCCTCAAAATGAAAATGCTTTAGGCTACCTGCAACTTGTTGAAACAACTGAAAATGGAATGTTGTTTATGAATCGATCGGGAGCAGTAACATTTAAGAATCGTGTTAATGAACCGTCTGCAACTCAAATTATTTTTGCAGATGATGCAACTGCTAATGGCATTAAATACACAAACATTAGTGTTATCTACGGATCAGAAAACTTTTACAATCGCGTAAATGTGCAACGACTTAATGGAGCATTACAGCAAGTAGATTCTGTTGCATCGCAAACTCTTTATGGTGTTTCTGCATTAAACATTTCTGGCGTTCTTTTAACTGATGATACTGAGTCATTTAATCTTGCCAATTATTTAGTTGGTTTGTATGATCAACCAGAACTAAGGATAAACACAATCACAGTTAATTTGCACGACAAAACATCTCTCGAAGTTGCACAATTGGTTACTGCTGAGATCGGCGATACATTACAAATCCGATTTACACCAAACAAAATTGGAAGTGTGATTGCGCAGAACGCAATAATTATTGGTGTTCAACATAGTGTAGGAATCGATCAGCACGAAGTCACATTTAATTTTGCATCGCTGGCTTATTATCCGTTCTTGCTGGATAGCGCAATCTATGGTTTGCTAGATTCTGGCGTTTTAGTTTATTAAGATACAATTCAATTAACACAAGGAGAGATTAATGGCTGGCTTAGGTCGCAAAACTTTTACAGCAGGTGATGTTCTTACTGCTGCGCAAGTTCAAGGTTATTTACAAGATCAAACAGTTATGCTTTTTGCAAGTGATGCTGCTAGAACTTCTGGAATTGCTTCACCAAGTGAGGGAATGCTTGCACTTTCAACTGATACCGACTTGGTTAATTACTACAACGGTTCTGCTTGGGTTCCAGCGTTACCTATCGGTGCTTGGACAACTTTTACACCAACAGTTACGGCGTGGGCAGTTGGTGCTGGTGGAACTTTTGACAGTCGTTATGTTCAAATAGGAAAAACTGTAATTTGGTTTTGCAAGTTCACCGCAGGAACGGGTTCAACATTTGTTGGAAATCCTACTTTTAGTTTGCCAGTTACTGCTTCGGCAAGTGGTAATGATCTTGGTGCTGGTGTAGCAATGTTTAGACTGGCTGCCTCAAGTTCACAAGGGTATGTTTCTTTGGCTAGCACAACAACAGTTTCTTTTCTTTGCAATAATTCTGCTTCAACTTATCTGGTTAGTTCAGTTTTAAGTGCATCAATCCCGTTTGCTTGGACAGCAGTAAATACAACTTCTTTATCGTTCACCATTGTTTATCAGGCGGCATAATGTTTTACCAATTTCAATGTGCAATAAAAGATTGTGTTTACAACATCACACCTTGTTTTGTGATTAACGCAACTAAACAAGTTCTCTGTGGTGGTTGTCAGAATTACGGAACAGCAACTGCAATAACAGATGAACAGGCTATTAAACTTGATTTAATAACTGAGTCAGTTCCTGAGTAAGTTAGACTAGAACAATGGAACAACTACAAATTTGGTTTGCAAAGTCACCATTAGCATCTTTCTTAAAAGTTTTTGTTGCAGGAATTTTAGGTTGGGTTGTTCTTAATGTCGGAAGCCTAAACCTACATCCTGCAATCGCGATCGCTGGAGTTTCGTCATTACCGATTTTGATTTCTTGGCTTAATCCTGCTGACGATCGGTTTGGAAAAGGATCAGGAAAGTAATTATGGGTTTACCTATTAAAGGTGGAAAGATCACCACAGCATATGGCAAAAAAGGGAAACTCTGGAAGCGCGGATATCACACAGGCGTAGATTTTGCTGTCCCCGTAGGAACAGATGTTCTGGCCGTTGCTGACGGAAAAATCGAGAACGCATCGTGGGGTCAGGCTTACGGCATACAGTTGGTTCAAAAAGTTAATAACGGTTGGGTGATCTACGCGCATCTGTCCAAGACTTTAGTTAAGGCTGGCGATCAAGTTAAACGCGGACAACACATTGCTGAATCAGGTAACACGGGAAATTCATCTGGTGCGCATTTACATTTCGAAATGCGTGACAACATTCGTTGGAGTGCTGGAACTGATCTCGATCCAAAAGCAATTCTTGCGATCTAACAATGGGCATTATTGAACTAGGTCAATACTCAGCAGCGATTACCGCGATCTTGCTGCTGGTTGGCATCGGAATTAAATGGGCGATCGTAAAACCAATAAAGATTTACATTGATCAAGCAACTTATCCGATCCACCCCGAATCAAATGGTGGTCGATCCTTAGCCGATGTTGCAAATACGGTTAATCGAATAGAAATCAAATTACATAATGTCGATGATCGCTTAATCGCCGTTGAAAATCTTGTAACTAAACCGCCGACACGTGCCAAAAAATCAATAAATTGACACAGCCTGTGTATAACCTAGACTTAACCTGATGAAAGGTGGTCGATTGTGTCCCTACTTAACGACCTCACTACGATCCGCGAACATAAGAGCGAATGTTCTGTTGGCAAATTATTAAAATCATTGCCAGAAAAAGAGTCAGCAGCACTCTTAAAAGTTATTGACAATCAAAATACTTCTATGACAATGCTTGCGCGGGTACTCACTAAGCACGGTCATAATGTCAGTCGCAAAACTCTTACGCGCCACAGACTTCGTGGTCAAAAAGAAATCGGATGTATTTGCCCGTGACTCTTAAAGATGATCTGTCTGCCTTAGGTGACGATGCCCAACGCAAACGTATCGCAAGGGAAATCCCTAAAGGTTGGGAACCAGCAATTGAATACGATGCGCACGGCGGTATCCTTACGTCAGTTCCACGAACTGCTGGTGATGAACCCGATCACGCGGAACTCTTAGCGGAGTTTGAACTTGATCCGACTAAGTGGAGAATCACAGGATTACGGCGCAGCAAGTGGCAGCGTTGGGATGGCGAATGGTTAGAGAGTTTTAGAGCAACTTTTATTCCGCAAAGTTCCGCGGGTGTTATACCGATCGATGAACTACTTGAAATAATTAGCAAGTGGAAGCCACAGAATGCCCCTAGAAAGCACACAGAGCAATCCTCAGACGGTTTCGCATACGTTGTCGTACTAGCAGACACTCAAGTTGGAAAAATTGATGGTGGCGGTTCTGAGGAAATAATCCAGAACGTATTACAAAAGATTGATGATGCCGTAATCCGACTCAAAGAACTTAAAAAGAACGGCAGGCAAATCGATTCGATTTATTTGCCGCAACTTGGTGACTGTATCGAGGGAATGAACAGTCAGGGCGGGAAGCACATCTGGCGTACTGATCTCGATCTAACTTCGCAGATTCGTGTTTATCGCAGACTGCTGTTGCATATGATTAAAACTTTTGCGCCGTTAGCACCGCGGATAATCGTGCCGTGCGTTCCTGGCAATCACGATGAAGCGGTGCGTGTCGGTAATTCGATGGCAACAACTTATACGGATTCATTTGCATTAGATGCTGCTTCGGCGGTTGCTGATGCTCTTGCAGATCATCCCGATTACAAGCACGTTAGTTTCGTATTTCCTAAGTACGACACGCTGACAGTTACGTTAGACATTTGCGGAACAGTTGTCGGATTAGCACACGGGCATCAATGTCGTGGCAAGGTAATCGACTGGTGGAAAAATATGGCGCACGGGCAACAAGACATTGGTGAAGCAACTCTTTTATTAACTGGTCACTATCATCACTTGCGGATCGAGCAGTCAGGGCGTAAGACTTGGATGCAAGCACCAGCACTTGACGGCGGTTCAACTTGGTTCGAGAATTCAACTGGTCAGGCTGCACGTGCGGGGATGCTGACGATGTTAGTTGGAAAAGGATGGTGGCAAGATGTTGCGATCTTGTAAACACGTATGGGTAGAAATTCGTTTTGCAAATTATTCGACAGTTGAATGTAGAAACTGTTATGAGGTTCGAGAAATTGAACAGTAACGAATTAGCAAAACAAGTTACAGATTGTGTTGAATCTTTGCGCGATCGAATAACTGGAACTGGACACGATCAGTATGCGAATGGTGATGAGCAAGCGATCGAGTTAAAAAGTAATGAGCAACTTATTACGGAAGCAGTTGAAGAATTAGATGACTTAATTGTGTATGCTGTTGTTCTACGATCTCGAATGGAAGCCTTGCGCGTGTCTATTCGGAACTGGTAAAAACCAGACAGAAATTCCCACCGTTTAATCCTTTGGGCGGTGGGAATTTTCTTTATACCTGTAAAACCCTTGTGGCACTAGGTAAAAAAGATGTGCAAAATAACTAGACAAATGTTATACGACACTTTATGCTGGAACTATAAGCGCGGGAAACCGCAAGAGCAAAGGAAAAGCAAATGAAGTTCGAAATTAACGACACAGTTAAAGCAGAAATTTCCGCACAGGGAATGATCGCAGGAAATCTTTACACAGTAGTAAAGGCAGTTGCCGATTACACACCATTCGGAACATTTACAACTTATGTAATTACAGACGGCGTTAAGGTTCTTAACATCGGTAACGGTCACTTACTACTAAAAAAAGTTTTCATCTTAAAAAAGCGTGGTGCATAATGACTCAGGAAATTACAGGCAAGCAGTTCGTGATTCACTTCGATCGATTTGCAAAGCGCATCGCAATCTTAGTTCGTGACGAAAACGGAAATCAGATCAACGACACTTACTACTTCAAAACAAAGTCACAGGCATTCGCATTCGTGATCAACAACGATCTACACCGCATCGGTTGCGGTAACTAACAAAGGAAAAAGAAATGTTTAACAACATCACAGAAGTTAAGAAAGCAAACAAGGAACTAGGTCAGCACTTTTTTAGCAAAGACACTCTGGCGTTTTTCGGTTCGAAAGTTTATCCAGAACTTTACACAGTCGTAGGTCGGCAGTTCTTTATTACAAGCGAGGATAACTTTAACCGCACAGAAAAAGGTTACACGATCCGCGAAGCAATGCCAGACGGTTCAATAGAAACAATAGGAGAGTTCTTACAATACGCAACTAAAGAACAAGCAACATTTGCAATCCCATTTCAGATGATAGGCATAGAGGTTATTTAATGACAACAGAATTAAAAGGTTATCAAGGTTGGGCAAACTACGAAACTTGGAACGTGGCTTTGGACATAAACAACAATGAAAAAATTTATTCAGCAGCGCGGACTTTTATGAATCAGCACGATCATAAGCCAGCACCATTCCAAACATTCGTGAATGCTTATAAATTAACCAAGACAATTGATAACGTGCTTTACACGCATCCAAATCTAAACACAGAGGAATTAGACCAACTGATGAACGAACTGATAGAGGAATAGAAATGGAAACAACACCGAAAGAAAACAAAGACAACCTGATCGCGCTAAGACTTAACAACGAACAGATGTTGGCGGTTCGGCAATGGGCGCATCAGCACGGCACGAATGTTTCAACAGTTATTCGATCCGCGATAGAACTAATGACAGGAGCAAAGCAATGAGAACGGCAACAGAAGTTCTAGTTCAAACTACTTGGATGAACGATGAGGGAATTTTTCGAAATCACGATTCAATCGAACCTTTAGATTGGGAAAAGATTTGGGCAAAGATTGAAGTTCACGATTACACCGCAGATCAGATGGTGATGATCACGTTCTTAGGATTCTTAGATGGTGAAAGCGACTTCGATTTATTTAGTGCGGAACTCTTACCTCAGCAAGATAAACACGCGATCTTGGAAGCATTAAAGATTCATTGGAACGCGATAGAGATGCAAGAGAATCTGTAAGCAATTAGCAATGCTGCCCCCGACAGTTTAGGATCGGGGGCAGCGGAATTACCAATCACAGAAAGAGTATCAGAAATCAATGACAATTCAAAGAACACCACGACCGCAGAGCAACTTCACGATCCTTGCAAATGAGATACTGCGGGACAACCGTTTATCATTTCGTGCGCGGGGGATTTTAGTCAGCGTGTTATCTCGACCTGACAACTGGCGAACTAGCGCAGACTCACTAGCCAACGAATCAATCGAGGGTAGGGGAGCAATCCTGACGGCACTTAAAGAACTAGAAACTTTCGGTTACTTAGAGCGCACGAAACATCAAAACGAACTAGGGCATTGGGTTTCGGATTCTTTAATCTTTGACAAACCGCAGTACGGAAAACCGACTTCGGTTGAACCGACTTCGGAAAACTCGACTGTAATAAAAGAACTATATAAAAAGAACTTAGAACAAGTAGAGATTACGCCAAGCGAAATAAACGCATCGGAAGTTATTATCAACGCCGCAACAATCGTTGCTGAATACGTGGATTCATACGAACATTATTTGAGCGAGAAACCACCAGCGCGATCGATCGGCAGAATTGCGAAAGATGCGAAGCAGTTACTGATCGAGGGTAAAGATGCGAAACTACTTATTGCAGCAGCAGAGGATTGCGCTCTTAGCGGTCACGCAAATCTTTCGAGTTCGTACACGTGGGCATTAGCCGAACAGACACGGAATGATAAAAAGAAATCACCAGCACAGGGCTGGATCGATTTACTGCAAGCGGAAACTACTAATCATTGGGAACTAGAACAATGAACCGCGCAGAAGTCTTACAAATTTTGGTAATGGCATCGGTGATTGATCCGCGTGTATCTCGTAAGACTGATGCAGAGAAGTCGGCGATGGCAGATGCTTGGTGCGGGATTTTAGATATCGAAATGCCATTACAGTTTGCGATCGAATCATTGAAAAAGCATTATCAGAATAAATCTGATGTAATAATGCCCGCGGATTTATCCGTGCCGTGGAAAGCAGAAAAGCGATACAGGCAAGAAAAAGAAATGACAGAGCGACAGTTAGAATCAAAACGCGGTAACGGGATGCCAGAGAACGTGCGCGCCGAATTAGTTAAACGGGGTTTACTGCCGTCATAATGATCTGATGGCTATAAAAGATTGCGACCACGAGGAATGGTTAGACTCTGGTATGTGTCTGATCTGTTCACCTACGGATTCGTGGCAACATCACGCAGCCTGTATCGAATACCCGTCTGATCTGTGCTTCCCAGAGAATGACGAACCGCACCTGTACGCGATCGCTAAGAAAGTTTGCGAGGAATGTCCCGTGGTAGGTATGTGCCTTGAGATCGGGATCAATGAGAAATTCGGTATGTGGGGTGGCTTAACACCAGATGATCGAGTTACCTTAGTGAAGTCTGGAAAAGTTCCGCAGGATCGCTTACACAGGCGCAAATTCCTACGCATCACGGCGTGGACAAATTAGAACATTTGTTCGATAAATCCCGTTATCTAAATGTTATAAAACTTTTTGCTGAAATGGCGTTTTTTGTCGGTGCGACACTTTAGAGTTGCACTTATAGCGAACCGCACCCCGCGGTTCTAGGAACAAAGGAAAAGCAAATGAATACACCAACAAACGCAGCAATTCAGGTAAGTCTTACACCAAAAGAAATTATGACACTTGTTGCAAACTTAACTCAGAGCGCAGCACAGGGTAAGAACACAATGATTACTTTATGGTCAAGCAACGATCGCGCAAACGTTTTAGTTAATAGCGGAATGCAGTCGAACAATGTTGAACTTCTTTCAGTTCAAACAACTGATGTTGATAACAACGTAACAACAATCTTTAGTCAAGGTGCATAACAATGACAACAACTCTTACAGCAACTAATGACATTCAGTTAGTTCTAACACCACAAAAAGCAATGGAACTGATCAGAACTCTTTCTACTTACGCAGCAGATGGAAAAGATTTTGAAGTGACGGTTCGTACTCGATCGGAAAGTTACGACAGCGACACACCAGTTGGCATAATCGGTGTTGGAATGTCGCAGACTTCGGGAAGTCTTAAGTGGGCAACGACAAGAACCCAAGACAAAGAACTAACAATTCACTTCGATTCAACAACAGCAGGTGCATAATGAAGTCACTACACCTACTTCCAAGCGATGAAATGGTTTGCCCAAAACATCCAAACGTAAAAGTCGAAGCAATGACATATGACGGTGAGTTATTTGACACGATCGAATTCTGCGAATGCTGTACCGCTAACTGCACACCTTTTTGCAAGAACTGCGATCAATGGACACATCAGGACTTTTATGAATACGTCAGGAGCAGCGATGAAGACTGACTGGAACTGGACACCACGCGCACGATTTATCGGGAATCTTTTAACCGCGTTTGCCGTGATCGGGATCGGCTGGATTTTATTTATCGGAACTTGGTTTGCGTTAGGTGGTAACTAATGAACACCGAAATGAAACATTGCGATCAAAGCGTTAAGTGGCTTGATTGTGACGAACACGATGATTGTTATCTTTACCAATGCGAAAAATGCGATTACCAATCACCAGCAGATTGCGAGGATTGATTATGGGATTCGTTCCGTTTAGCGCAGAGCGCGCAAGAATCGATGAGAAGCACGAACTAAAAAAGATGCTGGTTCATCTAGGGATTACGCATCCAGCATTTCAAGTCGAATTTATGTCCGCACTTTTAGGCAAACCATTCGACAGTAAAAAGTTAAGCAGGCAAGATGTGATGGATCTCAAGCGATCGATTACAAAAATACAAAGGGAAAAGGATCAAGGATGAAACAAGAACAACAGGATGCGTTACGCGCACCATTTGGAAAAGAAAAGATTCAGAAACTACCGACAGGTGGATTGCAGTTAGATTACGTCAGCCACGCTTGGGTAACGGATCGACTGTTACAAGTTGATCCATCTTGGAATTGGGAACCAGTTGCATTTGATGAATCGGGTTTGCCGAAGTTCGATGAAAACGGCGGGCTGTGGATTAAATTAACCGTCTGCGGTGTTACCCGTTACGGATACGGCGAACCACAGGGCAGGGATAAGTTCGATGCCAAGAAAGGTGCGATCGGCAATGCGATCCGTGTTGCTGCATTAAGGTTCGGCGTTGCTCTCGATCTATGGGCTAAAGAAACACCTGTTATAGACACGCCTAAAGACAACAAACCACAGCCAACATCACCAGAAGTAATGCAGATGATCGAACGAATTAAGAACGCGGTTGATTTTATAGAACTCTCATTGTTAGTTCCTGAAATACAAAATGCGAACTATACGGAAAATGAAAAGCGGAATTTGAGAATCATCTTTGATAATAAGAAATCGGAGTTAGTTAAATGACATTCGTATTAGGTGCAGTTTTATTTTTGCTTGGTGGGTTCTTTGGAATGTTGCTGATGTCAGTTGCTTTCGCAGTTCGTGAAGTCTTACCGAAAGAGAACAACGGAACTTTAAGGATCGTGACAAATAATGAGTAACGCTTATTTACCTTACGCTGGAACATCAGGCTGGTCAGGATCACAGACAAGTTACGAACGCGCAATTGCAAACGATGAATCGGGTTTAACTTCTAAGATGCAAATGTTGTTTATGTCGGATTTGTTGTTCACAGGTTCTGACGGATTAACGGCGCGTGAGTGGGGACACTTACACAATCTAGAACATCAAACGTATTCATCAATTCCATCGATCTTGCACGAGGGTGGATTTGTTGAGCGACTTATTACAAAGCGTGGCAGACACCAGATTTATGTCCTACCCGAATTTGTAAACGAAAGAGAAACCGCACCACATCGTAGTAAGAAACAACACACGTGTTCTAACTGTGGACACAGAGAATAGGAAATGTAATGTCAAAGAAAAATAAAAACCTAATTAAAGTTGATCAGAACATTTTTTATTCGAATGTTGAACGCCGATTAGCAATGAAACACGCGTTGGTTGCAATTCTTGATTTACATCTTTCCTGCGAACATAACATTTGTCCGACTTGCGGAACGGAAGCACCGTGCGCGACAGTCAATGAAATCGATAAAGTTTTATGGGCAATTTCTTTATAGCGGGCGAACCAGCACCACAAGGTTCTAAAACTGGTCGCGTGGTAAACGGTCGTGTAGTGATGTGGGAATCGTCAGCGAAAGTTAAACCGTGGCGCGCAGCCGTACACGCAACAACGATACAAGAAAAGGAAACAAAGAAATGGGAAATGATAATTGATCCCATCGAATTGTGTTTATCGTTTTATTTGCCACGACCTAAGAGTGTTAAGCGAGAGTTTCCAAGCGTAAAACCCGATCTTGACAAACTAATTCGATCTACTTGTGACGGATTAAAGACTGGTGGTTTGTATTCCGATGATGCGTTAATCATTGCGATAACAGCAACAAAACAATACGCACCAGTTGGAATGGAAGCGGGCTGTCACGTTTTGGTGGTGCGTGAATATGTTTAATACCGAACAAGCAAATTGCACAAGCATCGATCCTGAATTGTTTTTTCCAGTAGGTGAAATGAAACATTCTGTTGCTAGAACCTTGAAAAGAATTTGTATGAATTGTCCGATAATGGATGATTGTTTAGAATACGCTTTGCACGTCAAGGTAAGCGGTTATTGGGCAGGAACTAACGAAACCGAACGCGAAAGTTTGCGCAAGTTTTTTAGGATCACGCCCGTAAGGATAGATCAGCAATACAAAAGTATGTTTCAAGTTGAAACATCAACAGCAAAACGATCTCGAACTTATCGGGAACGCAAACAGGAAGTAGGAAAATAAAATGGCACTACCAACAATCACAGCAGTAGGTAATTTGGTTTTTGAACCAGATTTCGGAGTTACAGCAAACGGAATTAGCCGATGCAAAATGCGCATCGCTTGTAACGAACGAAAGAAACAAGACGGCGAATGGATAGATGGTGACACATCTTTCTTTGACATTATTGTTTGGCGAGGATTAGCCGATGCAGCAGGCGATCAATTTAAGAAAGGTCAAACCATTTTAGTTGTCGGCAAAGTTAAGATCAGCAAGTATGAGGACAAGAACGGCGTAGAACGACAGAGTGTAGAAATTCTTGCCGAGGAAGTTGCAGCAGTTGTTAAAGGAACAAAAGCAGTAACAACACCAACAGACGATCCGTGGCTGTAAGTCACAACTAACAAAGGAAAAAGAAATGCCAACATTCATAACTATCGCACTAACAGTTCTAATTACAACGTGTTCTTTTGGATACGGTTATTGGTTAGCGAACAAGCACAGAGAATTATCGGACAGAGATTTTTTTAGAAACTTTGCGTTCGAGGATTTACAAAGCGAAACACCAATTGCTCATAAGTTAGATAGGAAGTATGGCTTTGAAAACTAAATGCAACGGCTGTAAGCGAGAATCAAAAGAAATAGATTATTGGTGGGAGTTTATTGAACGTGATCGGCGTTATTTCTTTTGTCCAAGTTGCTATCGCAATAAAAGTTTAATTGCATACCGCGACACGTTACTAGAAAGAATTAAAGACATTCAGTTAAGTCACTCTGAACCCGATATAAAGATGGGAATGGAAATGATGCGCAACAGATGTGAAGCGATAGTTCGGGACACCGTGTTTAATGTCTAAACCGATAAGGCAGCGATCTAAAAAGATGGCTAACCTTTACGCAACTGAACGGCGGAAACTCGTGGCGGAACTCTTGCGCGACTTTCCACCGTGTCAGCGTTGCGCCGTTGCTTACGCGACTGACGTACACGAAATTAAGACACGTGCTAGAGGTGGAAGCATTACCGATCGTAAAAATCTAGCGTTACTTTGCAGACCGTGTCATACATTTATTACACAGAATCCCGCACAAGGTAAGGCTGAGGGATTTCTAAAGAATAGTTGGGAGTAATAGTGTTAGAACAAAGACTGGCAGAGATTATTGCCAAGATGAAAAGCAACTTAGGAACGCATCAGTTATACATTAAGTGGTTAGAGGAAGCGTTGGAAGCATCAGAAAGAGAATACAACTGATTAGACTTTGTGTATGACTACGATCATCACAACAAGCGGTAATAACTCAACAACATTAGTAGCAGATCGAGGAATAACAAGCGATCTAATACATCCAGATATGTCTAAGATTGTGCAACAAGATTCTTGGTTAATCGGTGTCGCAGGTAATGCTCGAATCTGTGATCAGTTGCAGTATTTAATCGAATACCCAAAGCCACCAGATGATGTAGTTAAGTCTGGCGAATGGTTGAAGTGGATCGTTACTAACGTCATAACTCTTATTGACGATGTGTTAAAAGATAGCGAGATGGATGCTGAGTGCTTGCTCGTAACGCACGGTCAATCATTCTTAGTAAGCGAGAACCTGAGCGTGTTATCGGCTAAACCTTATTGGGCTATTGGTTCTGGTGCAGATTTAGCAATCGGTGTTTTAGCCAACAGTCAATACAATCCAGACTGGAATAAGAATCACGACTTATCCGCGCTAAGAGCAATGGAAGTTGCAACAATGCACGATCC